CACTTATATACAGTGAACGAATCTGTTAGTACATAAAATGGTACATCGTTTCCGCGATCAAAAATGTCCGGATTATTATCATCCCATGCAGAATACGTATCTCCAGAAACCCAATTATAACGAGGGATTAGATTGATGACATCGACTCCAGTAATGCTCTTAAGAGCAATCATATTGCGATCAGCATCCTGAGTAGTAAGAAGTGAGTCGACTGGATTACCACTATTTGGTGCAACATCTGTTGTGCCCGTAAGCGACGTTGACCACTTATCAGACTTTCCGATGAAAAGATATACGTTCTCGGAGTCGGACGTGATGTTATTCTTGAAGTTCTTCGCGTTTAAATTGCGAAAGTCTGATGTGATAATGGCTGACATAGTGACTTAGAAATTACGTTGTAGAATTACCGCTCCGGTATTGTAGTAAGGAATGACGTTATTTATAGAGTCCTGGATAGTGTATTGAATGAAACGATCTATCGGATTTTCATTGATAAACTTTGTGGATTCTAGTGTTCTATGGGTAGCAAATTGCAGTCCAGGATTCTGGCCCTCGAACTGAAGTATGAGTTTGATGGCGTAATCTGCCAATGCCCTCATATTCTGATAGTTTAGAACAGGATCTCCGTCAGGATTGATAGTGATATAATCGGCATAAGCAAGTTCGATCAGATTGACAAGATCGGCAGCAGAAATCAATCCAGGCTGATTAAGTGGCATTCTACTGTTTAGCTTTTCGGATAGCTGCTGAATTGCCTCAAGTACCAGGAAGATCTGCCCAAAGAATATAAATCCTGCAGGATGAACTAGACGGTTAAATGGATCTTTCCATGCATCGACGTTCAAGCCAGTCTTAACTACATAAGAATATCTTTGATAATAATACGAATCGTGCAGCTTCTTAATGTTTGATGTAAACCCGTTTGAATCAGAATATTGAGAAGCAACCAAGGAAACTCCGCTGATTGATGTAGAAGCTACGGTTTGATCCACGCCCACTACATAAGTGCCTACTCCCCCAGTCGTGGATGGTCCAAATTGCTTGATCGTTGTTCCTGGTAAAACTCTACCACCGTAAATTTTAGATCCAATAGTGATTGCGCCAGATTTTATACCACTGACAGTTAATGTTGCTCCAGATATACTACCAGTAAATTCAGCCCCGGCCGCAGAGAAAGTTGTTCCAGATTTAACAATTTGCGTGAGAGTAGTTGAACTTACAGTTTGGCTGAAGTTGACAACATATGTTCCAGTTCCGCCAGACCCAGTTATAGTTTTGGTTATTGATGCGCTACCTAAATCCGATGTATAAGTTGCTGAAGCAATTGAATTAAAAACTACGAACGTAAAGGTAGTACTATTTGGAATAGATGCGATGGTCCAAGATCCGTTTAATTTCAACTGTTCTGTGCCAACAGCTCCAGAAATTTCAATAATATCTCCGGCAGTATATCCACTTGTCGAAGCAACTGTTGCAGTTACAGTAGTTGTTCCATTTGCAATATAATTAGTAACACTTGTAACAACTGCAGGGGGTGTTATGATAGTAGTGCCGGAAGTAACGCCGGTACCAATGATCTGAGTGCCTATTTCAATTTCAGAAGAACCAACGCCCATTGAAGTAACTGTTAGCGTTGTTCCAGAAATTGACCCAGTAAAAGTACTAGGTGTCCACAGTAAGGTATATGTTCCTGTACCACCTGATCCTGTTCCTAATCCAGAAATTTTTACAGTTGATGTGATTCCTGGACCGGATAAAACCATTCCTACTGCTATTGTACCAGATTCTACTGCAGTAACAGTTAAAGTATCTCCAGAAATAGATCCTGTAAAATATGCTCCAGAACTATTCATCGGTGTTTTACCAATGTTCTGACTTACACCAACAGAATACGTTCCGGTGTATCCTATGCCAGTTCCTAAACCATTGATGATTGTTCCAGGAGCAATTCCGGCTCCAGTAAGTAATACATCTTCGTCCAATGATCCAGATTCGACAGATGATACTGTAAGTGTGGTGCCAGAAATAGATCCAGTAAATTTGCTATTAACAGAGGTCCAATTACCAGATGATGGCTTAAAAGTATCGGTAAATGGATAATATACTTCAGCGCTTTGTTGGAATATGATTCTGAAGAAAAGCTCGATTGAGTTTTCCGAGCCTCTTAGAGAGTAATACTTTAGTAGATTTTTATACAGATTAACTGTATCTGTAGTAAATTTACCCGGAACGTTAATAGCTGTTTCACGTTGTAGTACCTCGAGATATCTGTTTGTGGCTCTATCAATATCTCGTTCTTCCATAATGCGATTAATCTCAAAGCTTGGATTATCGTAAATGTTCTGAACAGTAGAAATATTTCTGGTGCAATTTGATTCTGTACCAACTAAAGCTTCTCCACGAACAAATTCACCATCGGCATTGTGTACTAATAGAATATTATTGTCAAACTTAGCAACAGTTGCAGTAATGATACCTCCTGCGGAAGTACTCATTTCTACTTCTTCGCCAATTTTATATTGGCCAGCACCCGCCTGAACAGTAATAAAAAACGAAGTTTTACCATCTCGATTTACGAGGTCATAGTAATCTTTCAGAAATTCTACTAGCACTGCTGATTTTTCGCGCAGCGCATCAGGTATAAGAGACTCAACTCTTACTGCTTCTTTTGTTTTTTTCTTGACGCTGACTGTCGACTCAACGTAGGACATAATTAGCGATGTCGAGGTGTCGTGGTATATGAACTTGTTCCTGCTGCGCCTGAAACAGCAATTGCATCAATTTCGGCTTTTACAGTAACATATGTCTGATCTATTTCGAGCAACTGATTTCTTTTTGGAGCAATGTCAAACGAGTTTGGTAAAGCAATAATGCGAATGTCTGGTGGATTTACGTTTACTGTTGTGTAATCTACTGTAAAACGATTTAGCACTACTCTTCCAGCGCTAGAATATATTCTACCAGCATTTGCAATCTTCTTTCGATTACCTTCTACTACTCTATAAATGTAAACATTTCTATCAGTTGTACCAGCAATTGGTTCGTCGCCAAAAAAGTGTTCTAAACCTCCCATCATAAACCCGGATGAAGAAAGAACAGCTGTTGTCGATTGTGTGGTATATGTCGGTACTGGAAAATCGAGTGTAAATGAATTCGTCAAACCATTTGGTTTTGGTGTAATCCACTTGAACATATACGGACGAGCAACCGAATTAAGAATCGATGGCTCAGAGTTATCGATTGATCCTAGGAACTGAGAGAAACGAAATACGCCGTCAAATTTTTGTAAGTTCTGGTCATTGTACTTACGAATGATGTCACGGACATATGATTCAAGTGCAGGTGTAGTCTTGTCAGTTAAATTAGAATTGTATTTGATAAAGGCTTCGACCTCCAAATAAGTAAATTCTGGATCAATTATGACCGGCTCAATTGATACGACGTTTTTACCTTTTAAAATGCTATCGGTGATCTGAAGTTTTTCGGCTTCATTTAAGAAATCTTTACCAGAAGGCTTAATTGCGATGTAGACTTTACCATAATTTGGCTCAGGATCTGTTTCGCCGCCCCAAACAGAAATAGCATCGATTCCTCCAAACTCGCGGAGAATGATCGCGCGGTAATCTTCGGAAGTTACTGCACGATTTTGTGTGATAAATGCCAGCGGAGAATTGTAACGAATCGATTCGGTGCTTTCCTTTTCTGCACCGCCGTACGAATTTGTTATCGTAGTTATTACCGCACTATTTACTGGAATAGTTGCTGTCGCGCCTGTTGTTGATCCTGGTATTATGTATGTAAATGCTTGTGCGGATTGAAAATTGGCAGCGCCATTTGCAATTCTGCCATTTGTATAAACATACTCGATCTCGACAATATTATTTGATCCAGGCTTGATGCCTAGATTATTGTCGCCAAAATAAACCTCGTATTTGCCATCAGCATTTTCCTGCAAGAAATAAACCTTTGATGAATTATTTAAGCCGATCAGAGTACTGAACTGAGTATAGATGGAAAATTCCTCGCCATCGTTGACACGAACTCTCATTGTAGTAGAATCTACAGTAGTATCAGGAATTTCATATTTCTGATTCTCGATCAATTCATCCACACGATAAATCATTTTCTTTAACGTGCCCTGTTTAAGAACTACGCTAGTAAATGTGTAAGTATTCGTTGCTATGTTTAGCGGAACAGCTGGTTTTGGTTCTAGTACTACAAATGTATACTTCGAAGAGTCAACTGTAGTACTAAATTTATGTCCTCTATCCAAAGACAAGAATGGTGGTGGATTCGATGTTGGCGCCGTTACTACCACATCCACTACTGCAGTAGATGCAATTGTTGAACGCGGAACATATCCTAGAAGCTTAGCGTGAGAAACAACGTTGCCGCGCAATTGTGCAGAATCCAAGAATGCTTCGTTTAGCGCTAGGTGTGCTGTGACGGCATTGTAGTGCGTATTGTACGCTAAAACGTCAAGTAAAATTGACAGGCCAGATCCGTCGAAGTCCCAGTCATTGTACTTGCTTTGATTCTTGAAGTGTGACTTGATCGACTCTTTAAGTGTCGCGAAGTCTAGTTCTGAAACATTGATCTGTGCCATAGGTAGAAAGTATTAGCGGATTCTCTTAAGGTAAAGAGTTATGTCCACTCTTTGATCGATTGCGATGACGCGAAAGCCGATATTGATATTGTATGCATTTCTATCAGAATTATCAATGATCTCTACAACTACACTATCGGCGCGCGGTTCAAACTTTTTGATTACACGCTTGATCTCTTCGCGCATTGCTGACATAGTAAAGTTATCAGCCGGCTCGAATAACAATGCTGACACATTTGACCCCAGCGCAGGCTGAAAGGGTCTATCATAGAAATTGCTTAAAATAAGATTCTTAATTGAGTTCTTAACGGCGTCAATATCAACAAGCGGAACAATATCTCGAAAAGTAGGATTAAGAGCAAGCGAAAGGTCCAGATCAGAATACAACCGTTTCTTCGATACAATCGATGATCGACGGCTGACGTAAAGCTCGTTTACGTTGTAGTCTGAGAGTGCAGAACTCATGGGTTTGTCTATTTATCAGGAATTCCTAGGCTTAATCCTGACTCTCGTTTTGCACATATCGGGCGTATGGAGCAACTACAGTTTCTTCTTCTTTCAGTATAGCATCGATTTGGTCCAATTTACCTTCAAGGCTGGCATCCTCCGGATGCTCGGAGTCCGATACAATATTGTCTCTGTATGCCTCGACGTTTTCTTCAGGTAATACTCCACCAATTGCTGCCGTTTTTCTATCCGCATAAGTAAGCAATTTGTTTCTCGCGCGCGGATCGGTGATTGTTTTAGCAACCGCATTAATCTTTGCCGACACGCTGGTCGTGTATTTTCTGATATCAGAAAAGGTAGCACCGGACGCACCAGATGTTACTTTCTTTGTATTGTCGATCACACTATTAACCAGTGATTCTGCTGCAGCTGGATTCGTATTCGGTATGACCGCCGCTAATGATCCCAGTTTTATTTTGCCTGTTAGCGGATTCAAATTAAAGTTAGGAGCATCGGTGCAGTAATCAAATATAGCCCGCGGATCTCTTGCAATTGACTGCGCTTGTGCAACCAGTGAAGTAAGCCCCTTTACAGATCCAGACCACTTTTCAATAAACTGCGCAATTTGTACCGGATCTTTAGATGTCGATATTGCTTTTAATTCCGACTGAAACGATACTACGGTTTCTTCATTGCGCTGTTCACTTCTGGTATTAAACTCAGCAATGTGGCAGCAGCAGCTTTTTTATTCTTAAGTAGTTCTTTGATCTGTTTCTTTGCCTGAGTAACTTGTGTAAGCGCAGCATTGGCATCGCACAGAAGCTTAGGTGGAGCAGGAATCTGCGGAACCTGAATCGGAGTCGACGGTATATCTGGAATTTTGATTGGCATATTATTGCGGCAGGCCAGTTAATGCTAATCCGCTTGCAACACCAGAGTGCTTGTGAGTTGTCAGTGAAATTGATGTTGCGCCTGCGGTAACGTTTGATGTTGCAGCAAGTACGCCGGTGACATTGACGTTATTACCAATATTCGTGACAGAAGCAGTAATACTTTGCGTACCGCTAATCGACATAGTTTGAGTACCGCTGACACTCGTGGATTGATTACCACCGATTGTTTCAGATACCGCACCAGTGACGTTTACTGTCTGCGCAGCGCCAAATATCTGCGTGACATTTCCAGTAATATCCATTTCCAGCGTTGATGCTGAGCTTAACGACATAAACTCATTTGATACTACAATCAAATGACCAGTTGTAGTGCATTCGAAGTGTGACCCAGTATATTCCTGCCGTTCGCCAATTACGATATGACCGTCATTTCCGTTAACAAGAACATCTGAGTTTCCCGCAATCGTTTCGTCTTTATTTCCGTCTCGAATGATTGTTGTATTTCCACCGATGCGCGAGATTCTGTCATTGATGACGTTTGATGCATAATCCTGACCAATCTCGATATGCTCAGATTGACCAATCTTTGATTGGCGCGTTCCTTTAATATATTCTGTCTTGTTACCTTCTACCTCGATGTGGTAATTGCCCTTGATTAGTTGTCTTAGGTCACCATCGATTGTGATATTTGCTGAGCCTTTGATATAGATGTTATCGTTGCCTAGCACGACTACATAATTGTCTCCCACAATAGTTGTAGTCTTATCGCCCGCATTATTGATTTCAGTATATGTACCTGAGCGATGCATTTCCATTAATCGACCGTAGTACGGAGTATCGTCGATTTCCTTGACGTGTCCAGACTCCGAATGATAAGAATGATTCATTGGGTAAACTGGATTTACCACATCATCTACATCCCAAACACTCCACGTCTTTCTTTCGTAATAGCTGTCTGAATCTGCAGGAACAACTGATTCAACCTTTGGCGGAATTGCTGTTTCAATGCTTTCCTGCCGAAGATCTTTTCTACGAGAATATGCGGGAGCATCTTTATATCTGTCACTTGACTCTCGAGGCATATCCGGTTGATCGACTAATCCGGGAAGCGGATAAGCTTCATCCGGATCACAAAATCCTTTTGTGCGATCAACCTCGGTAGAAATAGCAGGAATAGTTCCTAGCACGATTGGATCCTGAGCAGATGGGCCGTCGCGGAAAAATCCAACGACCCATGATCCCTGCAGCACACCAGTTGCAGAATAACCAATTCCTGACATCGATGCAGAATGAATTGGCGTCATCACGGAAGCCCATGGAAGATCTTCCGTAGCAATTTCTGTTTTGTTCGCAGTATGATAACCGAAGCACCTTACTCTTACTCGCCCCATTTGCAAAGGATCAAGTATGTCTTCAACAACACCAGTAAACCAACTAAAATGGCCGCCTACGAAATGGTCAATCGTATTCATCGTATTCTTCAAAAATATAAGAGAAGGAATCCTTCTTTATTCTAATCTGCATGAAATACTCGTTTCCAAATGAATGCTTTACTCCAGTAACAATATAGCGGCCAGATAAAAATTCATCTTTTGATTGTCCGCCCTTGGCTTTGTCTTCTCTTATTTCAACATCCGGATCTTGAGGCTTTACGAGCTGTATATTGACACATTTGCCAGAACGCATGAGTGCGTCTCCGTAAAGCTGTAGTTCATGCACAATCGAATCTAAATTTTCAATATAAGAAATAGCTTTGTTCAGTGTATTTCCTGTGGTCGACTGATGATAATTTACTTCACCAGAAGTAGCGTCATAAGATAATGTATTGAGCGAAATGTTATTAACATGAGACTCATCATATTCATTTAATGATCGCTCATTTGGCATAACTTTAAACATTGATGAGATTGATTTACCTTTATCAATCCATACCATCGAATCAAATTCGCTGATATAATCAAAAGCATCTTCGTAAAAGTATTTCTTTGCTATATCTACATATTTTGTGCTACTTGAATACGCGCCTTGTGATCCCGGCACAAATTTAGATAAGTGGATATCAGAAGATATTCCAAGAATTCTCGAGGACATTTGCAGATATGCCTGCGTATGGTCATCGAATAACTCATTTGTAAAAAACTTACCTTCTCTATATTCCCGATGAGGATAGTTATTTGAGGATACAAAATCAGAGTATGACTGAATCATCAGTTTATCTGATAGTGTTTCGTAGCAAAATATAGGTGCAGAATTTTCATCAAAACTGCGGCGCAATATCCATGCGATCGCACTCAGTGGATCAAGATAAGGAATAATTACTCGCATCTGAGGCGAGGAAAGGTTTGATACAATAATCTTATTCTCTTCGTATCCTAGATCATTAACTAAAATGTTTTTAATAATATTAACTGCGTTATCGTTATATGCTCGAGATATCTTTTTAAATTTAGCAAGATATGCATGAGGAGAAATTGCGCGAATTACAAATGCTTGCGAGCGGTTATTTGATGCTTTAGCAAATACCGGATATTCAGTTGCAATAAATGTATGTTCGATAGTTACCTCATCAAGATAACCTTCTTCTGGAAAAATGTCTTCTTGATATTCGTTTTTTGAGAATGACACGAGAATCTTTTCTTGACCAGATATCTGGTATTCCTCGATGAAGTTAACATCATCCCTGACATTCATTTCAAGCGCCAGAAATGGAGAATAAATGCTTTCGGTAATAAAGAAATCAGTGACTAAACCAGCAATGTCTACTTCTCTTCCACCGTGGTTAGTCAGTATAATCTTGTTGATCCGATACGCAGACGGATTAACACCGGAAGAACCTCCGGGAGAAAGATTGACATTAGTTAGCATTGATCAGAGTGCGATACTGGTGCGCAAACTGATTGATGAGCGATGGCTTGATGATTCGAATGTCAGCGCGCTCGTCATTCAGTTTGCTTTCATATTCATAATTCTTAACAGGAGTCAAATTAAGATTTTCTAAATTTCCTTCTACTTCTACGGAGTCAAAATAATATGGATCATAAGATATATTGCCTTCCGCATCTTCGTAGTGATGAACTGCATTTCTAAATTCTGTCCACTCCTCAATTCGTAATTCATGCGTATCACTTATAATTCTACCAGTTTCAACAAATGGAGGATTAGTTAACTCAACGACATCTTTGATTATGAGCTGAGCCAATTGAGTATTTCTGGCGTATACTATTCCCGTTGCGGTAGTGATTCCTTCATGAGTGGCAGATACAGGAGTGCCTATAGGAAATTCATTTGCAAGCGTGTTCGTTGCTAATTTTTCACCATCTAAATTTACAACGACATCGACCTTAGAACTAATAGCATATCCACCGTACTCTTCCTTCATGTAATCCTCAAACACCTCTGGGGACATTGGCCAATTTGCCAACCCAGATTTAAGATGGTCATTAATAATAAAGAATGTCCAATAGTACTCTGGTGTTCCATATAGTTTCATCGATACTACATCCGGTCGCTCGCCATTTTGAACTTTATAGTATGAGTATACGGAAACATCATCAAGCAGTGCAAGGTCTGCATTAACATACCTAAAGAAATCTACAATTTCATAATTGACTCCTCGATTAAAGAAATCGTAATTAGTTTTTGGAAACTGACGAAAGAATGGCATATGCTTTAAGATGAATAATCAGCAAGTCTGTATAGATCGTCGCGCGTCAGAGCCTTGGCCTCTTCAAACCTTAACGAAATGTCTACTTCAACGGGTGATCCGTCAGGATGAAATAGATTTGAGCCAGCATTATAAGTTGAATTTACTGCAGTCAAAAAGCACTCATCATAAATTCTAGGAATGTGTGTGTTTTCTAAACCGTTTATATTGTAAAACTTAATTGACCAAGTAGGCGGAAAATTGAGAATTGCGCCGCCCAATTCTGTACTTGGATAAATGTTCAGACGAAAAATAGTATTGATATCACGAATCATCTTGGCATCTGATTCATTTTTGGCCATCATCTTAAATGCAAACTCAAATGTACGAATTGACATTCCCTGAAACGAAGTTCTTTTATTTGGCGACATCAGTCTCCCAGTGCCTAGCGTAAGTGCATCTGAAGTCTTTTGATATCCTTTTGCTTTAGCAAGAATTGAAGCGCCAATACCAGCAGTAACGCCAACCGCTTTGCCTGCTCCTTGTCCTGCAGTAGGCCCCATACCTTTGTCAATTTCTATACCAAGCAAACCTAGGTCAACCGACGAATATTCAGCCTGATCTGAAAATGTTAGGCCGGCTGGAATTGGAAAGTAAATATAACTTGATCCAGTGCGGAATGCCATATGAGGATAACCTGCAGAGCTATTACGCATATTAGAAGGAAAAACGAATATACCCGAACTTCCAGCTGTGGTGTATCTTTCGATGTTTCTAACAGCACGCGCCTCGGCAGTTACTCGAGCACCGGAGTTCTCTAGTATATTCGTGGCTGCAGCCGCAATATTCTGCAAACTAGATTCTGAATTAGAGGGCATAAATAGTTAGAAGACTCGAGGAATCAAACTATTTATATGTCTTACAAGGGTAAATTCTCACCGCAGAATCCATCAAAGTATCGAGGCGATATTACCAATATTGTGTATCGATCTC